TCAGTTGACTTCTACTGTCATTCATGTATAATGGTTGAACTTGTTAACTTTGAGGTATATATGGCCAAGCAACGATCTACACGTAATCCCCTATTTGCTGATGAACAATACAAAGGCTCAGAACCAGTCTGGTCTGACAAGAAACTTACTGATCAAGAATTTAAACTTGCGCTGATGCATGGGTTCAACTATTACAATTACTTTTATGATGCTAAAGATTTTAAGAAAGAGATTATTGATTGGTTAGGCAAGAATAGCAAGCTGAAACCGGCAGAGATTGCACGTTTTCGTGCCAGTAATGATAAGAAACTAGGCCCTACAGTGGGTGCATTGGTGCGAATGCATACCCGTGGTGCTCCAATTACTAAAACCCATGTTGAATTTGTTGTCAATTCAGTAAAGAGGGTTATTGAAGACATTGCGACATCTGACGTTACTGATTTTGATAATGCTATTGCCGCTAAGAAAGCTCAAAAAACAGCCAAAAGTAGTGTAACACTGGTTGAAGGTATCCAAGAACGTATGTTACAGCAAGCCCGAGACACTGCGGGCGAGATTGACGGTGATTTGGACGATGCTGTTATTAATGGCAAAAATAAACTAAACGTATACAAGTATTTGACTGAAAAAGAAATCTCCAGGCCAGTCGCATCTAAAATTCGCGCTATGTATATAAAGGATTATGAAGAGCTCAAGGCTAGTAAAAAGCCTGGTGCAGACCCGCAATTGGTAGAAGGATACAGCAATTTTACCGGGGTCAAACTTAAACGCACATTGGCTTGGTATGACAAGATGTTCAGTGATGTTGACAATTATCTCAAGCTCAAGGCACAGGACAAGAAGCCACGTAAACGCAAAGCAATTAGTGCTGACAAACTGGTTGGTAAACTGAAATATCTCAAGGAGAGTAAAGAACTGGGCATTGCAAGTATCAAAGCCACAGACATTGTTAATGCCGAACAGGTTTGGGTGTTTAATGTCAAAACACGCAAGCTGGGACGTTATGTGGCTGAAAGTGGATCGCAGTTATCCATCAAGGGCACCACGATACTGAACTTTGATGCGGTACAGAGTGTGGCCAAGACTCTACGTAAGCCCAAGGAGCAGATAACAGAGATGATGAAGGCTGGCAAAGTTAATCTCCGTAAGTATTTGGACGGGATCAAGGCTACCAGCATTAAACTAAACGGGCGAATCAACGCAGATACGTTGCTGTTGCGAGTCGCTTAATACGGAAATCCCAGCTTAGACTGGGATTTTCTTTGACTTTTATTTCTAATCCTGGACATAAATATTGTAACAGGGAAAATTACACATGGCATCAATTGCTGAATTAAATAAAACCAAAGCTGAACTGCGCGGCAGAATACAAGACTATATCAGAATGCGATTGGGTGACGGCATGGTGGATGTGGAACTAGACGCTGAACACTACAACATGGCCATTGACCAGGCTGTAATGAGATACCGTCAACGTTCACAAAACAGTCAGGAAGAAAGTTATGCTTTCCTACCTTTGGTGGGTGAGACTCAAAGCTACACACTTCCAAACGAAATACTACAAGTAAGACAAATATTTCGCAGAGGGTTGGGCACAACTGCAGGATCAACAGGTAGTCAATTTGAACCATTTGCCAGCGGTGTATTAAACACATATTTTCTGGTCAATGGGCAAGTGGGTGGACTTACTAATTATGAATTATACGCTGAGTATCAGGAATTAGCGGTACGTATGTTTGGTGGTCACATGAACTATACCTTCAATACCGTAAACAAACAGTTGACAGTGGTGCGTAAGATCCCCAACACCGGCATATCAGCTGACGGCAGTACTGAAAATGTTTCTGAGACTGTGTTGTTGTGGGTGTTCAATTACAAGCCAGAGATTTCCTTGTTGCAAGACTATTTGATCTTTCCTTGGATACAAGAATATGCATTTGCTATTGCCAAGATGACATTGGGTGAAGCTAGAGAAAAGTTTGCTACTATTGCTGGACCAAGTGGCGGTACTAGTTTAAATGGTGCGGCATTGAAATCTGAAGCCAAAGAGTCCATAGATAAATTAGAAGAAGAATTAAAACTATATGTGGACGGGTCACAACCATTGTCCTTTATTATTGGATAATCATGAGACTATTTGAAATCATAATGGAAGGTGGCTATGGCAAAGGCACCGAACGTTTGCAACAGACCATATTAAAGCCACGAGTAATTGGACCTGCATTAGAGATAGCTCAAACTTTTACTACTGATTTTAATCAATGGCTGGCACGTAAAGGGTTAAGTCCAATCAAAATGGGCAAGCCTACTGGTAGTAGCGCACATTGGGAAACTGATTCAAAAGATCCACAACGACAAGAAGTAATTTATGGTGATATTGATCTACAAATGATAGCACCAGCATACGAAAGTTTATCGCCAGGTGCATTTAATTCTTATTGGAATAAATTAGCAGATCAGTTTGTTAAAGAAGTACAGCCAGATTATTTAGATTTAGATCCTGAAATGGGCACTAAAATTGGCCATCCAGTATTAAAAATTCCCGAAGGTTATGTTAAAGTGGATCTTATGTGGCATGAGGAACGTTATGCCGCATTTGGACGAGCTAGAGTAACTCCTGAACGCGGTCTCAAAGGATTGTTGTGGGGTAATTTATTCAGTGGACTGGGAGAAATATTAGGACCTGGTATCAGTATACAACACGCTGGCGTACAGCTCAAGATGGTTGGTAAACAAGCAGTGTCGTTTGCTAATAGAAAAGACACTCAATTGGTTACTATAACTCACGATCCACAAAAAATGTTTTTGGATCTGTTCGTATGGATTGCACAACAACAAGGTAAAGACAATCCCAAACCCAGTAAATCATTGATTGCCAATCCTGGGTTATTGGATTTGGAAAATCCACAGGTCATTGATGTGGTCAAAGGAATCAAAGCATTTGCTGAAAGCTGTCAACGTAATCGTTTATATGGCAAAGGGTTGTTGGATAAATTTAGTTCGGCTGAGGATTTTTTAACCCAATTCATTGCACATTATAAACAAAAATCTGAAGCTGAACTGGCAAAGACCAAATATGCAACTGCGGTGGGTGCTGGTGCAGACAGAGCAGCCAATGATCTACGTAATATACAAACTGGTCTGAACAAAGTCATCGGAATGTTCCAATAAGTTATTGACATAGTAAATCTAGGTGCTACAATAGCACAAAGGATATTAACTATGAGCAAAATTATTGCAATCTGTGGTTGGCAAGGCACCGGTAAAGATACTGTAGCTGATTATTTGGTAAACTTCCATGAATTTCGTAGAGATAGTTTTGCTTCCACATTAAAAGATGCTGTATCAGCAGTATTTGGATGGGATCGAGAATTACTTGAGGGCCGTACAAAAGAAAGCCGGGCTTGGCGTGAAGAAGTAGATATTTGGTGGGCAAATAAGCTAGGTATGCCAACCCTTACTCCCAGATGGGTATTGCAATATTGGGGTACCGAAGTATGTCGCCAGGGATTTCATAATAATATTTGGGTAGCTAGTTTGGAAAATAAACTACGTACCAGCAAAGACGACATTGTTATTAGTGATTGCCGTTTCCCCAACGAGATTGCCACGGTACGTGCCGCTGGTGGGTCAGTATTGTGGGTTCAGCGTGGTGGATTGCCAGAATGGTATGCGTGTGCATTGCAAGAAAACACTACACATGAAGATGAGCAGTATATCCTTTATGATCATGACAAAACTATGGCGCAAAAGTATCCCAATACTCATGCCAGCGAATGGGCCTGGATTGGCACAGAATTTGATCATATTATTGACAACAACGGAAGCATTGACGAACTATACACCCAAGTCAAAGCTATTGTTTAGAAGTCCGGAACTAAGTCTCCTATTCTCCATCCCAACTTGGACTTGCTTATATCAACCTCACAGTTTTTACATACAGTTTTCAAGTTAGTGGGGTGAGTATTTGATAGTTTCCCATCAATGTGATATACTGTGAGCTGTTCTTTAAATTTTGACTTAAATCCACACTTCTCGCAATTGGGTTTTTTTCGATAACCTGACCGCATCCAGTGTGGTCGTACGGTACTGGCCAATCTCTGGCATCGATGACATTTTGATCGATAGTACACTTTCCCATCTTTTACATAGTTTATTGCCAATAGTTTACTTTGGCAAACTGGACACATTGAGCGTATATTGTTCATTATCCGGTATTTACTCTAGACACCTTTAAGACGCCTTTATATGCATCATATCAGCACAAATTCCTGCACCTATAATAAATATCATTAACCATTTAAAGGAACGAATTATGCCAAGCCTAGTATCCCCAGGAATTAGCGTACAAGTAATTGACGAAAGCATTTATGCAGTGACATCCGTGGCAACGGTTCCGCTAGTAGTATTTGCGACCGCTGAAGACAAGATGACACCGTCAGGTACTACCGCAACAGGAACCACAGCAGCCAATGCTGAAAAATTATATTTAATCGGTAGTCAACGTGAACTGGTCAACACTTACGGTGCTCCGGCTTTCTACAAAGACTCCAACTCAACTCCATTACATGGCTATGAGATCAACGAATACGGCCTACTTGCTGCCTACAGCGCATTGGGTGTGAGTAATCGTGTATACATGCTCAGAGCTGACATCAATTTGGCACAGTTGATTGGAACCAGCGTCCGCCCAACACAACCACCAGAATCTGGTACAATTTGGTTAGATCTGTCAGAAACTCGTTTCGGTATATTTGAGTGGGATGTGGATACAAAGACATTTACCAATATCGATAGTCCTATTTTAATTACCAGCACAACTAACTTAGCCAGTGGTGCTGGTAGTGCTCCAAAAGCAAGCATTGGACAAATTGGTCAATACGCTGTTGATACTACTAGTACTAACAATCCCATGTATGCCAAGACTTATGATAACAGTTGGCAACAAATTGGTAGCTATGCATGGCAACAGAGAACGCCATCGTTGATCGCTTCCAATGCCAATCCAACATTAGAAACCACCAATACTTTGGTAATCAACACTGTTACTGTTGGAATTACTGCTGCCACAGTGGCCAACTTGGCGGCGCAAATTAATGCCGCCAACATCACTGGAGTCGTTGCCTGGGTCA